TCAGTCCTCTGGCGTGTTCACGCTGGTTTAAGCGATGTCCGCAACCGGATTTCTCGACGCCTGCGGCTTCTTCCCGGCTGCTGGCGGGACGGCTGACTTCGTCGTTTCGTCGGCTGTCACCGGCTATCAGACGCCAGCCGGTGCAGGCGCGGTCAACGGGGCGGTGTATTCCTATCGCGCTCAAAGCACTGACTTGTCGCAGTGGGAGGTTGGCTTCGGGGCTTATACGTCAGGCACAACGACGCTGGCACGAACGACCGTTGTGGCGTCTTCAACCGGCAGCAAGGTCAATTTTTCATCGCCTCCCGCCGTTTATATCACGGCGCTGACGGCGGATTTGTGGAAGGCGATTAACGCGCGCGAGACGCTCACCGCCAACCGTACCTATTCCGTTGCAACGACCGGCTCAGACGTGACTGGCGACGGAACATCGGGCGCGCCGTTTGCGACGGCTCAGGCTGCCCTCAACGCCGCTGCTAAAATCGACTTCAACGGGTTTACCGTCACCGTTCAATTGGCGGACGGCACTTATACTGGCAACATTACGATCCCAAGAATGACGGGACAGAGTGGAGTCGGCGATCTCGTCATCGCGGGAAACGCATCGGCGAAAACAAACGTCGTTCTTAACCAGTCAAATAGCTACGGTGCGGTTATCGCGGTTCCGCAGGGCACGGCTGTCACGCTGCGCGATTTTCAGGTCGCGTCGTCGAACAACGGTTACGGCTTCTTTAATAAGGGCGGCGTGCTCTACTACAGCGGGATCGATTTTGGAGCTTGCTCCGGATATCACATCTTCGCGGAAGGTGGCCTCACTTATCAATCTGGAAATTGCACGATCTCCGGAGATGCCAACTGTCATTGGTATTCCGGCGCGGGAGGCTCTTACATTAAGAGCCAAAGCCGAACCATCACCGCGAGCGGCACGCGCAACTTCGCTGGCGGGTTCGCAGCATTCGCGCAGGGCGGCACAATTACCTCAAACGGCAACACTTTCAGCGGGACATACACAGGGCCGCGCTACACCGGAACGTTGGGTGGAACGTGTCAGACCTTTGGCGGAGGAGCTTCCTATTTCCCCGGCAGCACGGCGGGCTCGACCGCGACGGGAGCGCAGTACGCATGACATATGATCCTCATAATTGGTTCTGGATCATCGCTGGCGACGAGACGCGCGCCTGGTCGAGCGCGGCACGCGGCTATGTCGATATCGCGCAGGCTGATCCCGACCGCGACGGGAGCGCAGTACGCATGACATATGATCCTCATAATTGGTTCTGGATCATCGCTGGCGACGAGACGCGCGCCTGGTCGAGCGCGGCACGCGGCTATGTCGACATCGCGCAGGCTGATCCCGACCGCATCACCCGAATCGACAGCATGGACAGTCTCAAGCAGGTGCTGCGCGCGGCGAACGTGCCGCCGTATCATGCCGTGAGTCCGTATCGCATCGTGCGGCGGCTCGAAGCTGCGGGGATCGCAGCACAGGCACTGGCGGTCATCGATGCGCCGGGCAACGCCGTTCTCAAGGCGCGGTTCTACACGCTGGCCGGGGCCGGCGGGATCCCGGCCGACGATCCAGACGCCATCAAACTTGTGCTCGCGGCAGGCGGCGATCCGGATGTGATCCTCGCGCCGGAGTAATCCATGTCCATTGGTTTTGACGCCTTCGGCCGACTGACCTTCGGTCAGATCAACAAGGGTCAGGCCGGAGACGACGGTGCTGGCTATCTCACGGGCGTTGCGGCCACCGGCCAGGTTGGCACCATCGGCAAGGCGCTGGCTCATGCGCTGACGGGTGTCAGCGGCGCGGGTCAGGTTGGCTCCTTCGCCAAGCAAGTCAGCGTCACACTGGCCGGCGTGGCCGCCAATGGCCAGACCGGATCGTTCGCGGTCGCCGGCGGCCCGCAGATGCAGGGCGTCGCCGGGCAGGGCCAAGCCGGACACCTCATCACCCCATGGGTGCAGGCGTTCATCGCCGGCGTGGCGGGGGCTGGTCAGGCCGGCAGCATCGGCGTCGGTCAGACCGTTACGCTGTCCGGCGTCGCGGCCACCGGATTGGCCGGAAGCTTCACGCTATGGGTGCGGGCCTACTTCCACGGCGTCGCCGCAACGGGATTTGTTGGCGATTTCACCGGCGGACCCGGCGGCCATCTCTCCGGCGTGGCCGGCATCGGTCAGGTCGGCAAGATCACCGTTGGCGTGTCCGGCGGCGGCACCTCGAAGCGTCTTGATGACAGCGCAGACGCGCCGCGCCGACGCAGGAAGATGCGGGCCAACCCCGGCTTCGATGCGATTGCCAAGCAGCCCGACCGAAAGGTCGGGGCCAAGCGCAAGCCGCTGTTGCCGCCGCCGGACCTGTCCGGTCATGGCGTGGTGGTGCCGGCGGTGGCCCCGCCGGTGGCCGATCTGGTCGCGGGCGATGCCGCGCTGGCCTTGGCGCAGGCGATCGCCACCGCGCAGGATTTGACAGACATCAACCGGCTGCTGGCCGGCTTCGATGCCGACGATCAGGACGTTGCCGACATCCTCGATGTACTGGCGCTGATCGACTGATCACCAAAGGACAATGGGCATGATGGACGGTGGCATTGAGCACGCCGCGACGGCGCGCGCGATCGAGTTGTCTTACGACATCCAACTGCAACTGGAGCGCACGGCGAAAGCCGGCTTCCGGCCGCTGCTGTTCATTCTGGTGGACGCGCGCAAGCGCGCCATCGCGGCGCTGACGCAGTTGGTGATCGCCGACGCCGACGACGCCAAGGCAATCCGCACCCTCCAGAACGAGGTGATGCGGTTCGACGACATGGTGAACAGTTGCCGCAAGGCGCTGGCCGCGGCGCACGAAGCCAGCGAGCGCATCGACGAGCAGGAGCGCGCCGCCATCAACGATCTGATCATGAACGATTGGGCAACCGCCGACGCAGTCGGCGCAAAAGAGGCAGATGACCGATGAGCACGGAGAACAACGATACCAATTTCATCGACACCAGCACCGAGGCTGGCCGGCAGCAGTTGAGCGAGGAGAACCGCGACGCGCGCGACAACGCCGCCGACCCGTCCGGCCCGGTTGACGCTGATGCCGGACAGCCGGCACGCGCCGCGCGCCAGCCGGAGGCGGAGAAGGCCGCCGAGGCGCAGCCGACAGTGCGCCAGTCGCCCGGCGATGCCGCGCGCGAGGCGATCGCCAAGCGCTTCCGGAGGACCGAAAGCGCCCCGTTCGGCGGCGATATCAACGATCCCGAGGTGACGTTCGGCGCGGTCGCGCGCCAGCACGAGGAGCCGGAGCCGGGCGCGAGCGCCGTCGGCGGCCAGCCGGATGCCGAGCCGGCCGCGCCACGACCCACCCGCAGGCTGATCGTGCGCGGGCAGGAGATCGAACTGACCGATGACGAAATTCTCGCCCGCGCGGCCAAGGTGACCGCGGCGGACAGCTACCTCAAGGAGGCCCGCGATCTTCTGGAGGAAGCCAAATCGATCAAGGCCGGACGCGCCGGCCCGTCTCCCCGCCACCCTGGGGAGCAAACCCGCGCGTATGACGACGCCGAGACTGATCCTTTCGCCCAAGACGACGGTTCTCAACACCCCGAGAACCCGTTGCGCGATGTGGTGGAAAGCATCCAGTACGGCGACCCCGAGGAAGCCGCTGCGAAGTTGCAGCGCGCGATCGACGAGACGGCCGACAAGAAGGCCGAGCAGCGGCAGTTGAAGCGCCTGCTCGACAACGATCTGGCCAAATCGCAGCGCGCGCTGAACGACTTCGTCGCCGCCAACAAGGAGCTTGCTGACGACAAGATGGCGGCGCGCGCCATCGAGTCGGCCCTCTACGACATCTACGAGGAGGACATCATCAAGCTCGGCGTGGTCGATCCCGACCAGATTCCTCAAGACCCGGCGACCAAGGCCAACTGGCATAGGTTCTACCGGGTCAACGGGCATCCGGTGCGGACCGCGGCCGAGGCTTTGGAAGAAGCCAAGTCCCGCGTGATGCGCTGGCGCGGCACTCCCGCCGCACCCCAACGTCAGCAGCCTGCCGAAAAAACTTCGCCCCGCGTCGTGGTTGACCGGACGGAGCGGCGCGCTGCCATCCCGAATGCGCCGATGCGCTCTGTCGCGCCGCCGCGCCCTTCTGCTGATCAGCCGACGAAAACACCAGCCTCGTCGGTGATCCAGCGGATGCGCGCCGCCCGCGGGCAGGTGGTCGCTTAAGGACCGCGTTCACCGACACCAACTCCATCCACACAGAAAGGAGACCAGACATGACTGGTCAGATTTGGGCCGTCCCCGAGGAGGGCGGCTATATGTATTCTGACGAACTGTCGGAGGTGATGCGCCAGCAGGTGCAGCCGCTGACCAAGTTCCGTCAGCTTTGCGACGCCGAGGACGGCTCCCAGAAGGGGCTGAACCGCGGCGACAAGTTCTCCTGGAACGTCTATTCCAACGTCGGCACGCAGGGCCGGCGCCTGTCGGAGAACCAGAACATGCCGGAGACCGGCTTCACCATCACCCAGAAGCAGTTGACGGTGACGGAGGCCGGCAACTCGGTGCCCTACACCGGCAAGCTGACTTCGCTGGCGAAGCAGGAAGTCATCGCCATCATCGACAAGACGCTGAAGGACGATGCGCGCAAGTATTTCGACATCGAGGCGTTCTTGCAGTTCAACCGCACTCCGCTGCGGGCATCGCCGTCCTCCGGCAACTCGACCACGACCATCGTGCTCGACACCAACGGCACCGCGTCGCAGACCAACAACGTGGCGCTCGGCACCGGCCACGTCAAGGCGATCGGCGACACCATGAAGGAGCGCAACATCCCGCCCTATGTGGTGGACGATTATATCTCGATCTCGCATCCGAGCACCTACCGCGGTCTCAAGAACACTCTTGAGACGCTGCACCAGTACACCGAGACCGGCATCGCGCATGTGTTCAACGGCGAGATCGGGCGCTACGAGTCGTTCCGCTTCATCGAGCAGACCTACATCCCGAAGGGCGGTGCGGCGGATTCGACCACCTACGATCCGTGGAGTTCGACCGCCGACAACTGGAACAACGGGTTGTCGTCGTGGGCGTTCTTCATGGGCGCCGACACCGTCACCGAAGCGGTGGTGGTGCCGGAGGAAATCCGCGCCAAGCTGCCCGGCGACTACGGTCGCTCGCGCGGCATCGCGTGGTACTACCTCGGCGGCTTCGGCCTCGTCCATGACGACGCGACCAACGCCCGCATCGTCAAGTGGGACTCGGCGGCCTGATCAGGCGGCCAGAAAGGAGCAAGCACAATGTCCTACGACAATCCGCAGCGGGAGGTGTATTACCTCCCCTCCGCCGCCTACGGCGCCTCCACGGCCTCCAAGACCATCAAGGGTCCGAAGGGCAAGAAGGGCCTCGTGCGCGACATCGTGGTGCTGGCGACCGCTGACATGGTCGGCACCACCACGGTCCCCGAGGTGACCGTCGGCGCCACCGCCGGCGCCGTCGAGTATGCGCGTTTCCGCCTCGGCACCGCTGCTGGCACCGGCTACACCTCTGCCGGCGGCCCGTACCGCGCCCGCGCTCTCGCCGAGTCAGCCGCTGGCTGGCCCGGCGGCATCCCGCCTGCCCTGAACGATTTCCCCGGCCATGTGCAGTTGGAAACCGCTCAGATTCCCGCCAACACCAACTTCGTCATCAGCGGCAAGGCCGGCACCGGCGGCACCCCGGCGGGCACCTACGAGGCTTATGTCCACATCGATTGGTATTGATCGACGCTGGATCGCCTGATCACGACAACCGAGGCCCCGGATGATCCGGGGCCTCTCTCAACCAGACGGAGGCGCAGCATGTTGCGTGTCTATCCCTACCAAGGCATTTACGGCGAACCTCGCCGTAACGAGCCGGTGCGCGTCCGCCCTGCCAATCCTCTGCCGGAGAACAAGATGTCCTCCGACACCGGGAATGCTGGACGGGATGGCTACACCGTCTTTTCACGCGCGAGCCGGGAAACCGGGTTGCGTCCCTCAATCGAAGGCTCCCCTGATTGTCAGGGGCCGAACATGGCGCAGGAGCAATAACCATGGCGAGCGGTTCCAAGACCAACAACGAGTTCACCAAGCAGAATCTTGGTGACGGCAAGTCCACCGGCATCGTGCGGACCGGCAAGATCATGTCGGCGTATCCGCAGGACAACGTCCACGGCGTCGATCTGCCGAACACCACCGGCGGTTCGTTCGGCGGCGGCCCGACCAACCTCAAGCATTCCCTGACCGGCGCGTCCGCCGTGCAGGACGGCCCCGGCAGCGCGCGCAAGTAAGCCAGCCCGCCGGCCCTCACAACAAGGAGAAGATCATCATGTCCAACGCCCCCAGAGCGCTCCTGCGCATGGACCGCTCGCGCTATTACTCCACCGTCCACGGCGAGCGCGAGCCGCACGATCCCCACGCCCGCGCCGTCTATATGCAGGACGGGCTGTCGTTCGACGGCGAGGGCTTCCTGATCGCCGAACTGGTGCCGGAGAACAAGAAGGCCGCGGTCGAGGCCCGCTTGAAGAAGCTGTCCCACGCCGAGAAGAAGCACGCTTCGCCGGCCACCGCGGCCGACGATGGCGACTTCGGCCCGACCGGACAGGACAGTCAGCAGCCCGGTGAGACCGCCGGCGGCGTCAATCTGGAATCGTGGCTGCGCGGCGAGGAGCGCTATCCGTGGTTTCAGGTCGCCGGCGCGATCCGCGCCCGCTTCAACCGCAACGTCAACAACCAGACCGATGCGGTGATCTTCCTCGCGCAGGAGGGGCTGGTGCCGCCTGACCAGATGGCCGAGAACTTCCAGAAGCTGCTCGGCTGAAAGCATCATCGCCATGTCGATGACCTACACCACGCTGGTGGCCCCGAAAGGGACCGCCGGCTCCATCGCCGCCTGGGTCAACTACGCCAAGCTCGACCTGCCGACCATTCTGGAGGAAGCGCAATCGCTGCTGTACTCCATGTTGCGGGTGCGCGAAATGCGGACCGAATGGACCTTTCAGGTGGCGGCTGGCTTCAGCGAAGTCGCGCTGCCCGAGCGCTTCCTTGACCCCGACAGCCCGATCATGAGCGTGGCCGACCAACTGGTGATCGATCACCGCACCGAGCAGGACGTGCTTCAGCAGCGGATTCACGAGGAGGTCTTTGGCTCGCTTGATGGCGACCCGGTCGCGACCACCGCCGGCTCGGCGCTGGTCACCATCGCCGCCGCCAACCATGGCCTTACCCAAGGCTCGACAGTTTCCTTCATCGGCGTCGCCGCGGTCGGCGGGCTGACCCTCGACGGCGCCTATCCGGTTGTCGCGATCCTCGATGCCGACCATTTCCAGATCAACGCCGGAAGCGAGGCGACCGCTACCGCGAGCGGCGGCGGCAATGACGCCTCCTTCGCCGCCAACCGGCTGATCGATGCCACCCCGTCGCTGTGGGCGGTGTGGGACGAGGCGGTCAAGTTCGACTGCGCCTTCGAGGCCGCGCGGACCTGCAAGCTGATCTACTTCCGCCGCCCGGCGCTGCTGTCGCCGACCAACCCGACCAATTTCCTCACCCAGCGCTATCCGCGGCTGCTGCGCACCGCCTGTCAGGCGATGGCGGCGGATTTCATGAAAGACACCAACGAATACACCAAGGCGCTGACCGCCTTGCAGGCTCTCGTGCAATCGACCGCGGCCGAGGGCGACCTGATGTATCGCGGCGCCATCTTCGGCACGAGGACACCCTGACCATGGCGGCTGATACCTTTTCTGATATCCTCGGCTGGGTCAACCAAGGCACCGGCAACAACAACAACGCCTGGGGCGATGTCTGCGACAATTCGATCTTCCCGATCTTCGAGAAGGGGATCGCCGGCCTCGTCGCCCATGCGGTGACCGGCGGCACCCTCGACCTGTCCGACGATGCCCCCCCCAGCGGACCGACGCAGGCGCTTGAGCACATCCAAGCATTCTCCGGTACGCTTGCCGCCAACCAGATCGTGGTGGTGCCGAACCTGCCCAAGACGTGGCTGGTCTACAATGCCACATCCGGCGCCTACACCCTGACCTTCAAGACGCCTGACGGGGTGGCATCGCCGGCGATCCCGCAGGGCGGCTGGGCTTTCGTATTCTGCGACGGCGGCGACGGCGTCTATGTCGGGCTGTCCACCACGCTGCGCGATGTCCAGTGGCTGGGCGCCGACGGCACGCTGGCCGCGCCCGGCCTGTCGTTCGCGGCCGAGGCCACCATGGGCCTGCGCCGGGTTTCGTCCGGCACGCTGGCGCTGACCATCGGCGGCGTCGATGTCGCGACCTTCTCGGCGGCCGGCCTCAACGTCGCCTCCGGCCTGACGGTCTCGGTGGGCGGCGCCCCGATCGTGCCGCCCGGCGTCGAGGTCGAGTTTGCCGGCATCCGCGCGCCGGCCGGATGGTATCTCGAATACGGCCAGAGCGTCGCCCGTTCCGGCGACGCCGCGCTGATGGACGCCATCACCGAAACCTTCACCGCCACCACCAACGGCACCACGACGCTATCCGCGGTCAGCAAGGATTTGCGCGGGCTGGGGCTGGAAGGATCGGTGCTGGAGGGCACCGGCATGGCGACCGGCGCCACCATCGTCTCGATCGACAGCGCCACCCAGATCACCATGTCGGCGGCAGCCACCACCTCCACCGCCGGCACCGCGATCCGCGCCTTCCCGTTCGGCAATGGCGACGGTGTCTCCACTTTCACGTTGCCAGATGCCCGCGGCACGGTGGCAGCCGGTCGCGACAACATGGGCGGCACCGCGGCCGGGCGCCTGACCACGGCTGGCTCCGGCGTCGATGGCCTGCTGCTCAAGACCATTGGCGGGGCGCAGTCGGTGACGATGGCGCTCGCCAACCTCATCCAGCACGATCATACCGTGTTTTTGAACGATCCGGGGCATAGCCATGCCACAAACGCTGCTATTCCAGCAGGAGTTGGGGCTTACAGTCCGGGTGGTGTTTCGCCTTCAGGTGGTGGCGCAACTATTTACGGCGCCACTACAGGCATCACGATCTGGAGCGACGGCGCTGGCGGCGGCACCCAGAACAAGGTCGGCAAGACCGGCAGCGCGACGCCGACTCCGATGCGAACGGTGCAGCCGACCCGCATCCGCAACGTCATCATCAAGCGCTGATCGCCATGCCGCTTCGCCAGCGCCCATCTGGCGTCGGGTGCCCCGCCGCCTTCGTTCCTTCTCCGGCGATCGCGGCGGGGATGTCCGCCAATGTCTGATCTCGTGCCGCTGCCGATCGCCCCGCCGCCCGGCGTGGTGCTGACCGAGACCGACCGCGTCAGCGAGGGCCGCTGGATCGCCTCGCGCAATATCCGCTTCGTCAAGGGCCGGCCGCAGAAAATCGGCGGCTCGGTGCAAGCCTATGCGGACGCCACCGACGGAACCCCGCGCGCGCTTCATGCGTGGCGCGACAACGTCATGACGCAATACCTCGGTGCCGGAACCTACAAGAAGCTCTACGTCTATGACGCCGATCTGGTGCAGAACGATATCACCCCGATCCGCGATTCTGGCACCCTGACCGACCCATTCACCACCACGTCAGGATCGGCGGTGGTCGAAGTCGAGGATGCCGGTCATCTGCTGTCGGCTGGTGACGTGATCACGTTCTCCGGGGCCTCGAATGTCGGCGGCCTCGACCTCAACGGGACGTGGAGCGTCAACACCGTCATCGATAGCAATCACTACACCTTCATCGCGGCCGGGCTGGCCTCATCCAGCGCCGTTGGCGGCGACAGCGTCGGCTTTGCTTACGAAATCGGCATCGGCGTCGAGCTTGGCGCCTACGGCTATGGCTGGGGCATCGGCGGCTGGGGTCTGGGGACGTGGGGCACCGCGCGCGAGGTCTCGACCGTGTTCATCGAGCCGCGGGTGTGGTCGCTGGATCATTTCGGCCAGCTTCTGATCGCGACCTACAACACCGGCTCGCTCTACAAGTTCGATCCGACCCAGCCCAAGCCATGGGGCCGCGCCGTGCTGGTGGACGCTTCCGCCCCCGACAACATCCGCGCCATGTTCGTCACCCCGGAGCGCTTCGTCATGGCGCTGTTGGACAACATGCAGGTGGCGTGGTGCTCGCAGGGCGACATCGCGACATGGACGCCGGCGATCAACAACACCGCCAACGTCCGCACTCTGACCGAGGGCACCAAGCTGGTGTCCGGGCGCGTGCTGGCTGATTTCGTGTCGTTGGTCTGGACCGACGCCGCGCTCTACCGTTTCCAGTACACCGGCACCACCTATGTCTACAATTCATCGATGGTGGCTAAGGATTGCGGCCTGATCGCGCCGGGCGCCGCGGTCACCGCCGGCGGCGTCGCCTACTGGATGGGTCAGGACACCTTCTGGATGTATGACGGCGCGGTGCGGCCGATGCCGAACGTCGAGGACATCCGCGCCGTGGTGTTCCGCGACCTCGATGTCAACATGACCTACCAATGCAGCGCGGTCTATGTGCCGCAGCACAGCGAGGTGTGGTTCTTCTACACCGTCACCGGCGCGACCAACCCGAGCCGGGGCATGGTATTCTCGATCGAGAACCAATGCTGGGCACCGCTCGACTACGGGCGGGTGTCTGGAACGCACTTCACCCAGGGCGACACCCGGCCTTATATGGGTATGTCCGACGGCACCATTCGCCAGCACGAGGTCGGCACCGACGACAATGGCCAAGTGCTGCCGGCGATGATCGAACTGGCGCCGTTCGCCATGGCGGAGGGCGCCAAGCATGTGGACGCGGAATACTTCGTGCCGGATTTCAAGGATCAGGTCGGTGACCTCACCATGACCATCCGCACCTGGGACCGGCTCAACGACACCGCGCCGGAGGACGAGGAAACCGAAACCATCGCGCCGAACGACACCGGCACCATCGACCTGCGGGTCTCTGGGCGCTATCTCGGCATGGTTCTGGAGAGCGCCGTGCTCGGCGGCACCTTCCGCTTCGGCAAGCCGGTCGCCTTCGTCAAGGACAGCGGGATGCGGTCATGAGACGGGTCAATCTGAACACCGGCCTGGTGCGCGATCCGGCGGCACGCGATCTGTTCAAGGAGGTCGAACTGGCGTCCGGCGAACAGAACCTCGTGGACATCGCCATGGCCTTCGATATCGAGGGCGACTACACGGAGACGAGAATCCTTCATGTCGGCACATCGACGCTCGAAGAAACGCAGGCGTTCATCGCCACCCTCATCGCCGACCTCAAGCGCGGCGGCAAAAGCCGCTCCACATGAGTCGCCGGCGCCGCCGGCGATCCCCGTGGGGACGTTCGTGCGCTACGCCGAGAGCGACGACGATGTGATCGCGATCCACCAGTTCCTGCTGGCCCATGCGCTCCCTGCGCTGCGCTGCCCGGTCGATCACGAAAAGAGCGCGCGCGAGGTCTGGCGGGTGTGCCGGGAGAACGCCGGGCTGATGGCGTTCGCCGACGGCGAACTGGTCGGCACGCTGGGGCTGATGGAGGCTAGATGGTGGTACGGCAACGGCGCATTTCTCACCGACCGCTGGCATTTCGTGCGCCCCGATCACTATCACGGCGAGGCAAACCGGCTTCTGATGGCGGAGGCTGTCGGAATCGCACAGGCCGCCGGCCTCGATTTCGTCCACAACGGTAAAATCCGCGGTGAAAAAGCCGGCGTGCACCGGCTGGCGCCGCGGCTTTATCCCGCCGAATCTGCTTAACTATCACCAGCGCCACGAGGATTGATCATGTGTTTTGGGCTTGAAACCAGCAAGGAGGTCAAGACCTCCTACGCCCCGAATCCGCAGGTCGCCGCCGGCGCCACCACCGGGCTCAATGTCGGCCAGAAGATGCTGTCGGGGCCGACCAATACCACCTTCGGCCAGCAGTACGGCGGTGATCTCACCGCGGCGCTGTCGCCGAACCAGCAGAGCACCATCGCCGCGGCGATGGGCATCGCCAACAACCCGACCGGCCAGCAGGCGGGATCGCTGATCAACCAGTATGCCGGGGCGCCGGCGCAGTCCGTGCAGGCCAACACCATCGCCAGCGCCATGTCGCCCTACATGAACCAGTACGTCATGCAGGCGCTGGCGCCGCAACTGTATCAGGCCGACATCAACGACGCCGCCCAGCGCGCGCAGATGAACGGGGCTGCGACTTCCTCCGGCGCATTCGGCGACGCGCGGGCCGGCATCGAATCCGCCAATCTGGCGTTCGGGCAGAACGTGGCGCGGCAGGGCCTGATCGGCCAAGCCTACAATCAGGCGTTCAACACCGCGATCGGCGCCGGCGCGCAGGATGTCGCCAACAATCTGTCGGCACAGAATGCCAACGCCGGCTACATGGAGAGCGCGCTGGCGCGGGCCTTGGGCGGCGCGCAGGCGTTGCAGGGCCTGCAAACCCAGCAGTTGGGGGCGCAGACCACCGCCAACGCGCTGTCGCAGCAGGAGACCGCCCAGCAGCAGGCGGCGCTGACCGCGGCCTATAACAACTGGTTGCAGGCGCAGCAGAGCCAAGTGCAGGGGTTGGGCGCCAACACCGCCGCGGTCGGCGCCGGCGCGTCGGCGATGCCGGCGTCCTCGACCGCCACCACCTCGGAGCCGAACAATTCCGGCTGGGGCGTGCTCGGCGCCATTCTCGGCTCGAAGTTCTCCGACGCCCGCTTGAAGGAGGATATCGATCGCGTCGGCCACCTTCACGACGGCACCCCTGTGTTCTCCTATCGCTACAAGGCCGACCCGTTGAAGCGCAAGCATATCGGCCTGATGGCGCAGGATGTGAAACAGCGCCGGCCGGATGCGGTCCTCACGCTCGGCGACGAGGATGGGACCATGATGGTCGATTACGCCAAGGCGACCGAGACCTCCCGCCTGATGGCGGCGATGATCTAACGGAAGGGATTGCACCATGGGACTGCTCGACTGGCTGACCAGCAGCATTGGCAGCGACCTTTCTCCGATCACGCCGCCCAGCGTCGAGCGGCCGGGAATGCCGCCGCCGCCCGGCGGCAACACCATCACCGCCACGCCGCTGCGCCAGCCGCCGCCGGGTTCTCCCGAGCTTGGCAACATGGACCCGATGGCGGCCGGCGGCACTTCCCCCACCGACACCATGGACCCGATGGGTGCGGGTTACGGCCCGCCGCCCACGCCGGCACCGCCGGTCCCGCTGCCGCAACCGCGCCCGCCCGGCGCGCCCGCCCCCAACGCCAATCCCGACCCGGCGGCGCTGCCGCCCACCGCCCAGCCGCTGTCGCTGGCCCCGTCGCCGCAGATGTCGCCCGGCCTCGGCCAGCCGCAGGGCGGCGGCATTCTGGCGCAGGCGCTGGGGATTTCGCCGGAGCGCGAGAGCCGGCTGCGCTCGTCCTTGGCCGCCGGTCTCAAATCGGTCGGCGAGAACTACAAGAAGCCGGGGCTGGCGGCGTTCGCCGGCTCGGCCGGCTCGGCCATGGAGGGCGAGCAGAAGCGCGAGGACACCACCTACGACCAGAAGATCAAAGCGCTGCAACAGGCGGTCACGGCCAAGGCCAAGAACGACGATAAGTCCTACAAGGACAACTACCTGAAATACCTCAACCGCGAGGACCGCGGCAAATCGGGCGCATGGAACAAGCCGGATTCGCAGCGCTTCATCGATGCCATGAACGCCTTGAGCAGCGACCGCGACATCGTGGCGGCGCAAAAGACGCTCGATCAGGCGCTCAAGGACGGCGATCCGAAGAAGGTGGCGGCAGCGCAGGCCGCGCATCAGAAGCTGACGCAGGAGAAGCAGGCGTTCTACCTCTCCGGCGTCAACCTCAACCCGAAGCAGATCGCGCTCAACATGAAAATCGCGCCCGGCACGCCGCCGAAAATGGGGCCGGACGGCAAGATGATCCCAGACAGCGGCAACCCGCACACGGTTCGCTCGATGGAGGAGTTCAACCAGTACGTCAAGCCAGGCGAGGCGTATATCGATCCCAGAAGTGGCCGGATTCTGATCCGCCGCAAAGACGGTGAATCGCCCACGCCGATGACGGAGGACTGATCGTGGCTTTCGACGACGCGATGGGCAGCGCCGACTTCGACCCCAATCAGGTGGCCGACCTGCTGCTGCGCCGGGCGCAGCCGGATTTGACCGGCGTCGATGCGCCGATCAACCCGAACATCGTGGTCAACCGGCTGACCCGCAAGGTGCTGTTCGACAAGCCGGCCGAGGCCGAAGTCCCCGATGTCGAGAAGGTCAAGGCCAAGTCGCCGCTCGACCTGTCCGGTTACGGCACGCCGGTCGAGGATTTGCCCGACCTGTCGCAGTTCGGCACCCCGGCGGAAGCCGTTCCCCCTGCCTCCCCCACCCCTCCCCCACCCGTACCTGAACCGCCCAAGCACAACGCCTTCATGCGCGGCTTTGTGTCTGGCATGGTCAAGGAAAACCCCGAGACGCTGGCTGAAGCGCTGGAAGGCATCGGCCATCTGGCGCCGAAGGATTTCAAGGACGCCTTCGCCACCGGCTCGCGCGATGTGCGCGCGCTGTCGGATAATGCTGTCGCCAAGGAATACGCCAAGACCGGCAAGTCGATGTGGGATATCCGCGGCATCGACGATGCGCTGACGTGGGCTGGCGAGACATTCGGCTCTGGTCTGGCCTCGACGGTGCCATCGCTGGCCACCGGCCTTGGCGGCGCCGTGGTCGGTGGCCGGGTTGGCGGCAGGACTGGTGCCATGGTGGGCGCCGGCGCCGGCGCCGCGGTGCCATCCGCTATGCTCAATTATGGCAGCGTCTACAAGGCGTTGAAAGATGAGAAGGTCGATCCCGAGAAGGCGGCGGAGTACGCCGGCTATGCTGCGATCCCGATGGCGATGCTGGATACCGCCTCGGTTGGCCCGATCATCACCCGGCTTGGCGGTGCGGCCGAGGTCAAGCAGCAGTTGGCGCGCTCGATCGCCAAGCGCATCGCCGCGGAAGCCGCCAAGGGTGCCGGGCGCGAGGGTATCACCGAGGGTATTCAGGATGTGATTCAGTCGGCGACCGTCTCGCTGGCGTCCGACAAGCCGTTCTGGACCGCCGAGACCGCCAAGAGCGCCATCGAGAACATGGCCGGCGGCGCGCTGGTCGGTGGTGGCATGGGCGCCGGTGCCGGCATCAGGTCCGATCAGGTGGCGCCTTCGTCCGCCACCGCGCCCGCTTCGCCACCTTCCGCCGCGTCCGGCACCGGCCCGCAGGGCGGGACTGGCGGTCCGGCTCCGGGCACCGGACCGCAGGGCGGCCCGCAACCGTCCGGCGGCGTCTCGCCCGATGTCGAGGAATTCCTGCGCCGCGCGCAATCCGCGCCTCAGCCGGAAGGCCCCGATCTCAGCGCCATGTCGGAGGCCGAGAAGATCGCGGCCTATGCCGCGGCGCGCGATGCTTTCGGCGGCGCCCGTGAGGACGATATTCTGCGTCAGGCGGGGTTCAGCGACGAGCGTATCGCGCAGATGTCGGAGGAGGCCCGCGTCGAGGCGGTGATCCGGGCCGGCTGGACGCCGCCGGCCGGCGAGCAAGAGGCCAAGTCGCAGCAGTCTAAGACCTCCGACGAGGATTCCGAATATGCCATCCTGCGGATGGGCGGCTACACCGACGACAATATCCGCGATATGTCGAAGGCGCAGCGCGATGCCGAGGTGAAGTATTATCGCGACGATCTCGGCATCAATGTTGCCGAGGCGGTGCGGCGCTATCCGCGCCCCAAGCCGCAGGCCGAGGCCAAAGCCGAGACCATGGCGGCGCAGCCCGAAGCGCCGCAGGCCGTCGGCACCCGTCATGAGCCGATCATCGCGTTAATCGCAGCCGATGTTGCCCGCGCCCAGCCGGCCGAGCCGGTCTCGCCGGCGCAGGCCGAGGCCGAGAACTACCGTCATGCCCACCTCGATCTTCCCACCCTGGGTCTGACCGGCAAGGGCAACGTCTCGGTGGAGACCGGCGCCGGCGGCGTCCGCAAGGGCGTCGATCGCGACGGCAAGCCGTGGCAGGCGCAGATGCCCGAGGGCGTGGCCTACGGCCGCATCAAGGGCACCCAAGGCGCGGACGGCCAGCCGCTCGACATCTTCATCGGCCCCAATCCCCACTCGTCCCATGTGTTCGTCATCGATCAGCACCACCCCAAGGGCGGCGGCTTCGACGAGCACAAGATCATGGCCGGCTTCGTCAACCCGCGGCAGGCGCTGGAGGCTTACAAGGCGTCCTATACCGACGGCGGCGGCGACCGCATCGGTCATGTCCGCGCGCTGTCGGCGGAGGAGTTCAAGGCATGGCTCAAGGGCGATACCACCAAACCGATTGCGGAATCGCAGCCGGCTTCCGCGGCCACAACGCCCGATGGCGAGGTTCGTTCCGGCGAGGTGCTGGCGCCGGCCAAGGTCTATGCTGAGCCGACGCAGGCCCACCACGATCAGATCGAGGCGGTGCTGGGCCGGGACTACGACCGGGTGCTGCCGGCGGATGCCGCGCGCGCCGCCGAAATCCTGTCCGAGAACGAGGGGATGGCGCCGGATGCCGCGTTCCAGCAGGCGGTGGTCGAGAATGCGGTGGCACAGGGCTATCTCACCACACAGGAGGCGATCGACGCCTATGGCCAAGAAGTCCAAACCATACTGGAACCCGAGCGCGAAGCAGCATCTGAGCGCGGCGGCGACGCTGAGCCGCAAGGCGCCGCACCTGACCAAAAGCCCGCCGGTGATGCAGCGGAAACTGGCGTCGTTCCGGGTGGCGGCGAAGCTGGCGGCGAAACCGCCCAAGCCGCCGAAGGTCAGAAGCGTGACCAGCCCGACACCGGACGCGCCGACACCGACGCCGGCGGTGAAGCCGTTCCCGCAGGCCGCCAACCTGAAATTGAAAAAGTAAAGATCGGGGACGCCGGTGAGAAGATCGGCGGCGCACGCAAGGATCAATGGGCCGGGCGCGGCCTCGATGTCGCCGACCTCGAAGGCATGACCGGCGCCGAGTTGGAGCGTCATGTCACCAAGACCAACATCTGGCCGCGGCCGGATTACGTGCAGGCCATCGAGGACGGCATGGCGCCGGTGGCGGCGGCGCTGTTGAAGCGCATCTATGACCGCATCGCCACCAAGCCGGCGATGCAGCGCTACGACGATCCAGAGACGGTGCGGAAGAACTACATCAAGGCGCTGTCGGCGCTGCGCGACATGGCCGCCGAGGTCCAGAGCGTCGATGACGTGAAGGGGCTGGATGACCGGCTGATCGTGCGTCTTGGCTCTCTGGCGTGGGACGCGGCAAAGTCCTTGCGCGCCCACCGCCGCGTCAATCCGCTCTATGTCTCCTCCTCCGACGTGCGCGCCGCCGAGACCGCGGTGCTCAACGGCTTCCCCACCATGGAGCCGTGGCAGCGGCTGTTCAATATCCGCCGCCGCGCCAAGTGGGAAAACGGCAAGGTGGTCGGCGAGGAGTTCTCCGTCGATCGCAAGAATGCCGGCCGCATCGGCCCGCTCTACGCCACCCGCGAGGAAGCGGTCACCGCGGCGAAGGCCGCCTACGAGGCGTTGAGCGAGGATCGCAAGAAGGGCGCCGAGGAGCCGAAGCGCCCGCACCTCGATCAGGTCGAGCGCTCCGGGCCGGACTACCGCGGTGGCCGCGATGTCACGGGCGAGGACTTCATCAAGGACTTCGGCTTCCGCGGCGTCGAGTTCGGAAATTGGGTGGCCGGCGACGAACGGCAGAAGGTGGTCAATCTGGCCTATGACGCCTTGAGCGATCTGGCCCGCGTGCTGGGCCTGCCGCCGAAGGCGATGTCGCTCAACGGCACGCTGGCGGTGGCGTTCGGTGCCAGAGGTCGAGGCGGTCGGGCAGCGGCCCACTACGAGGCCGACCGCACCGTGGTCAACATGACCAAGCTGTCTGGCGCCGGCTCGCTGGCTCACGAATGGGCGCACGCGCTCGACCATTATCTCGGTGAGGCGCACGCCAAGACGCCGTACAAGGGTGCGGTGCAGTCGCTGTCGGGCTGGCGCGATACCCCGCGCGATCCAAAGACCTTCTGGCGGCAGGGCGATTTCCTCGGCGCCAACGTGCTACAGCCGAAGAAGCTGCGCGCCGCCGGCAACCGGCTGATGGACGCGCTGTTCAACAAGCTGGAGGAGGACGCCGCCTTCGAGGCGCGCATCAGCCGCGAGATCGAGGTCCGGCGCGATGGCCAGAAAAGCTGGCAAAACCGCCTCGACAGGCTGCGCGACATCAAGCGCAAGGGCGGCTCTGGCGCTGGCATCAAGGAAGCCGAGACCCAAGTTGAAGTGTGGGGCCGCAGCATCGAGCGGCTGGAGCGCGAGCGCGAGCGCGGCATCAAGAAGTATCAGCCATCCGAGTTCCTGAAACAGGCCACCGCGCTGTCTGGCGAGAGCGGGGATTATTGGCGTCGGCCGAATGAAATGTTCGCCCGCTCGTTCGAGGCGTATGTGTTCGACAAGATCGCCGCGGACGGCTTCTCATCGCAGTATCTGGTGCAGGGTGTCGAGGAGGATCGCTACGGCGCCGGCTTCAAGGGCAACCCGTATCCGGCCGGCGCGGAGCGTGTGGCGATCAATGCCGCCTACGATCGGCTGATGCGCGCGCTCACCGTCGGCGAGGGCAAATTGGGCGAAGGCACGCGGCTGCAAGCCGCCGAGGGCGAGCCGGAGCCGGTCGAGACCGTCACCAAGGTCACGCGCCCGCAGCCGCAGCCGAGCCCGCAGGAGGAACAGAAGGCCGTCGCCACCGCCGGGATGCGCGCCGGCGGGCTGGCAGGGGTGTTCCAGGCCCATCTTGAGCAGGGCGGCGGTTTCCCCACCATTCTGGCCGCCCGCAAGATGGCCAAGGATGCCGGCTTTACCGACGACGCCAAGGAGGTTGAGGAGCAGATGGAGGCCGCGGTGGTGCGCACCGCGCGCGGCGACATCGCCACTTCGCGGACACCGCAATCGGCCTACACCGCGCTGGTGGCGCTCTACGGCCGCCAGCCCCGGCTCGGCACCCGTACATCGACCTCAGTGCGCGATCAGGCGTATTCCACGCCGGTTCCGCTGGCCTATCTGGCCTCGAAGCTCGCCGGCATCACCGACCAGACCACGGTCTATGAGCCGACCGCAGGCAACGGCGCGCTGCTGATCGATACCGATCCTGCCAAGGTCAAGGCCAACGAGGTCAATCCGGGCCGCGCCGCGCAACTGCGCGATCAGGGCTACAAGGTCCAGGGCTACGACGCCTCGAACAAGGAACAGTTCGCCGAGCCGAAATCTGTCGATGTGGTGATAGCCAATCCGCCGTTCGGCACGGTCAAGGACGGCGCCGAATCCAAGCGCTTCGACCTGTCCGACATCCAGCCGGGCTATGACACCACCGAGATCGACCATGTGATCGCGCTGCGCGCCTTGGCGGCGATGAAGGACGACGGCCGCGCCGTTTTGCTGCTGGGCGGCGTCAGCAAGACGCTGGCCACCCCGGAGAAGCGATCCGACGCCTATAACGGCAAGGCCAAGCGGCAGTTCTACAAGGTGCTCTACGACAATTACGGCGTCACCGACCATTTCACCGTGGCCGGCGAGTTGTACGAGCGGCAGGGCGCCGGCTGGCCGGTGGACGTGATCGTGATCGAGGGCCGCAAAAAGAGCGCGCGGGCCTTGCCGGCGGTCGATGTGCCGCGCATCTATCACAACTGGAAAGACCTGGGAGGGTTGCTCGATGGCCTACCACGAGGAGAGGCAGGCGATGCTGGCGCGGCTGTCGGACCGGCTGGCGGCGCTGCTCAAGGCGGAGCCGGACTGGAAGGCGACGGCGGACGAGATCGTGGACCTCGTGGAGGTGCCCGAGCCGGACTGGAGCAGCCCGCAGGCGTTCGTGGCCAGCGCGCAGGGCGCCCTGATGACGCTGGTGCCGCAGGCGCTGAAATGGAAGGTCCGGCCGGAGCAGGCGGAAAGCCCGCTGGACCTCGTGCAGAACCTGCTTCCGAGCGACCATCATCTGGACTGAGTGACGAGGACGAAGCGCGCCTCACGCAGTTGCGCGGCATCCTCGATCGTATCGGCGGAAAGATGCCGCTCACTCAGCGTTCCGCCATCGAGAAGGAAATTTCCGACATCGAGGCGCGTCGCGTCAGCCCATCTGACGACTTCGAGGACATCTTCGCCGATGCGCTCGACGAAGCCTACGGCAAACAACCCGCCGCCACGCAGGCCACCGAGCGATCCGACGAGCGCGGACAGCCGATCATTGAGACCGGCGTAGTGCTGCGCACCAAGAGCGGGCGCGAGACCGCTCCGGCTCCACGGATCGACGCCACCACCGATCGCAAGTTAAACGCCACTATGTTCCGGCTGGATTCGTGGCTGCTCGATGAGGCGCGCAAGGAGGTCGCGGGCAACGATTACCAGACCACGGTGCTCAAGGGCCTCAACCCGAAGAATTTCAGCCAGTCTGACCGCGACACGGTGAATCTTCTGCTGTTCGGTGACACGGACGGCCCGCGCCCGAGCGACGTTGTGCGGATCGAGGGTCCATCCAAGAAGGCCCGCGACACCCGCTCGACCGAGGATGTCGCAGCCAGCGCGGCGCAGAACGCCGCCGATGCCGCCGATGCCGCGTTCTCCGGCCTCTATCAGTTGTTCGGTGGTCCCAAGGTGTCCTCCGGCTTCTCGTTCGACGAGGAGACCTATGCCAAGGCCAAACCGCTGTTCGAGCAGGCGGCGCAGAAGTTCAAGGACTTCCTCGGCGACACCCGCGAACTGGTGAAGCGGATGGTCGCGCACATGCGCGACACCCTGCAATGGCCGCGCGAGGTGATGGAGCGGATGGGGCCGTACCTCAAGCGCTTCATCGCGGAACTGAGCGCGCAGCAGGCGGCCACGCCGGCCGGGACCGCGCAGCCGCAAGCGCGGGCGCAGGCGCAGGAGACCGATAACCAAGTCACCTACACCCCGAAGTCCAAGGTCGGCAGCCTCGACACGCTGACCCCGGTCAACATGCGCCGCTCGATCGAGTCGGCGCTGGATCGTCTGGAGGAGCGCGTCGGTCCGGTCGATGCCTTCGTGGCCACCGAATTGGGCTACTCGCCCGACAAGCTGGCGGAGTATTTCGGTGCCGAGCAGGTCGATGCGCTGGCGCTGGCGATCGACAACATCAAGCGCGGCAAGGGCTTCGTGATCGGCGACCAGACCGGCATCGGCAAGGGCCGCGTCAACGCCGCCATCATCCGCTGGGCGATCAAGAACGGCCGCATCCCGGTGTTCGTCACCGAGAAGCCCGGCCTCTATGCCGATATGTACCGCGATCTTAACGACATCGGCATTTCCGATGATTTCCTCGACGGCCCGCCGCGGATTCTGGCCACCAACGCCGCGCTCAAGATGCCGCTCGACGAGGACGGCACCGCCAAGATCGAGACCGCGGACGCCAAGCAGCACAACGATTTCCTGATGAAGAACGCGGTGGCGCCTGATGCGTTCTTCAAGTCACACGATATGGTGTTCACCAATTACAGCCAGATGCAGACCCATCACGGCGAGGACACCAAGCGCCGCGCCTTCCTGAAAGCCATCGCGCCGAACGCCACCTTCATCTTCGACGAGAGCCACAACGCCGGCGGCCAGAAGGGTGCCCGCAAATCCAAATCGACCACATCGGATCGCGCCGGCTTCGCCCGCGAACTGGTGCAGGCCGCCAACGGCGTGTTCTATTCCTCGGCGACCTATGCCAAGCGCCCGGAGGTGATGGACCTCTACGCCGCCACCGACATGGTGATGGCGGTGGACGATCTCAACCATCTGGCGGAGGCCATCAGCCGCGGCCGGGTGCCGATGCAGCAGGTGGTGGCCTCGATGCTGGCGGAGGCCGGGCAGTACATCCGCCGCGAGCGCTCGTTCGCCGGCATCGACTACAACACGCCGCTGATCGACGTGGACCGCGCGACCTATGACCAGATCGCCCATGCACTGGCCGCGATTCAGGATTTGAGCAAGTTCACCGCGCTGGCCGCCACCGAGATCGACAAGCGCATTCGCGCCGAGGGCGCGGCAATGGGCTACGACAACGCCACTGGCGAGGCGGGAGCGTCCTCGACCTCGTTCACCGCGCTGATGCACAACGTCATCAACCAGATGCTGCTGGCGATGAAGGTGGACGGCGCCGCCGACCGCGCCATTGCCGCGATCCGTAACGGCGAGAAGGTGGTTCTGACCGTCGCCAACACCATGGAAGCCTTCCTGACCGACTATGCCGAGGCCACGGGCCTGTCGCCGGGCGATACCATCGAAGCCGATTTCTCCGACGTGTTGCATAAGTATCTCGACCGCACCCGCACGGTGACGCTCAAGAAGCCGTTTGCCAAGAAGGGAGAGGCGGTCAAGCATTTTGTATCCGACGAGGACATGGGGCCGATTGGCGTGGCGGCCTATAACCGTGCCAAGGCCATCATCGCCGGCATGGACCTGTCGCGCCTGCCAGTCTCGCCGATCGACTATCTCAAGGGCCGTCTGCACAAGGCCGGCTACAGTGTCGGCGAGATCACCGGCCGCTCGCTGACCATCGACTACAGCGGCGATGTTCCGGTGCTGCGCACCCGGCCCGGCGCCGAGACCTCGACGCGCGGTCGCAACGCCGCCCGCGCCCGCTTCAACAAGAAGCCGGCCAACGGCGGCTTCAACGCCATCGTTATCAATCAGGCCGGCTCGACCGGCATTTCGATGCACGCCAGCAAGACCTTCGACGATCAGTCGAAGCGGCGCATGATCATCGTGCAGCCCGAGGGCAACATCGATACCCACATGCAGTTGCTCGGCCGCGTCAACCGCACCGGGCAGGTGGTGCTGCCGTCCTATGACCAGTTGGTGGCCAACATCCCGGCCGAGTTGCGCCCTGCCGCCAACCTCGCCAAGAAGATGGCGTCGCTGAACGCCAACACCACGGCGTCGCGCACCAGCGCGCTCACCGCCAAGGACGTGCCTGATTTCCTCAACGAATACGGCGACCAGATCGCGGTGTCCTACATCGCCGAGAATCTGGAGATGAACGCCCGGCTGGCCTTTCCGCTCAAGGTGAGCGAGAGCGGCAAGCTCGATCCCGTCGATGCCATGCGCAAACTGACCGGACGCATTCCGCTCTTGCCGCTGGCCGAGCAGGAGGAGGTCTATGACCAGTTGACCGGCGAATATACCGCGCTGATCCAGCAACTGGAGGCGGCCGGCGAGAACGCGCTGGAGGCCAAGACCTTCGATCTGAAGGCCCGCACGCTGGAGCGCAGCGTGGTGCAAGCCAAGCGCAACGATTCCGGCTCGCCGTTTGCCGCCCCTGTGGTGATGGAGAAGGTCTCCATCGTCCGCCCCGGCAAGCCGTTCAAGCCGGAGGAACTGATCGCCCGGCTGGCGCAGGCCATCGGTTACGAGTTCGCGCCAGGAGTGGCGCCGGCCCGCGCGCTGTCGGATTTCAGCAATGCCTATGCCGAGGCCGGCCGCAAGGCGCTCGCGCTGCACGCGGCGCAGCGCGCCGATGCCATCAAGGCATTCAACATCTACACCAAGTCGATCCTCGACGATATAGAGGACGACGCCAAGCGCGCCAACGAGGCCAATCGCTTCAATGCCACCCGCGACCGCTTCACCGCGATCCATCAGTTGGTGCCGCCCGGCGCCCGCCTTACCCTCAAGACCTCGTCCGGCAACCTGTTGGGCGTGGTCATCGATGTCAATCACAAGGCCACCGCCAAGAACCCTCTGGCGCTGTCCACCTGGAAGGTGACGTTCGCGGTGCCGGATGCCACCCGGCAACTGACGCTGCCGTTCTCGCGGCTGGTCCAGGACGGACAGTCAGACCCCGACAGCCTGCTGGATGTCGAACTGGCGCCGGTGCAGGAGTGGATCGATTCCTTCCAGAGCACCATCGACCGCTTCCAGATGAGGCAGACCGAGGCGCGAGAGGAGCGCTATATCGCCACCGGCAACCTGCTGGCGGCCTATGACTGGCTCGACAACAAGGGCACCATCCTCAACTACACCGACGCCGCCGGCGCGATCCGGCAGGGCATCCTGACCTCGCGCGATTTCGATCTGGCCGAGCATGCGGTGGCCAAGGGCAAGGTACTGGAGAACCCGGCCGACATCAGGAAGTGGCTGGACGACAATCCGAACGCCGCGGTGGAGGCCGAGAACGTCAAGATCGGCCGGGAGTCGCGCTGGAGCGACCGCTATGTGGTCTCGACACCGAAGGCCAAGAAGCAGGGCGGCGTCTACTATCTCGACAAGGACTTGACCGCGCTGACCGGGGATTTCTACTCGGCGCGCGGCATCATGTCGGTCACGGTGGCGCCCAACATGATCGAGCGCGTCATCGCCCGGCTGCAAAAGCTCGGCGCCCGCTTCAAGGTGCCGACGGTGGCGCCGAAGGTCGAGAAGGTCGAAGGCGATGACACTCTCGCCTCGCTCGCCGAACTGACGCCGCAGGCGCGGGAGCGGGTCGGCGAGATCGATGATCTGTTGCGCCAGATGATCCGCCACCTGATCGGCGACCGCGCCGATCTGCGCATCTTCGACGACGTGATGCCGATCGAGGGCGGTAGCCGCTGGGGCGAACTGGCCAAGACCGCTGTTGGCGCCCGCGGACTGTTCTCGCCGCGCGGGCGCTGGATCGCGCTGGCGCGCATTCCCGGCGTCGAGAAAACCGCCTTCCATGAAGCCTATCACGCCATCGAATACCTGTTGCAGACCCCGGCCGAGCGCGCGCTGATGGAGCGCGAGACCGCCGGATTGCGCCGCTACGTCGCCCGCAAGCGGCCGGATTATTCCGCCCGGCAGATCGCAGGGCTGGCCGGCGAGGAGGTGCGCGCCATCGCGTTCGAGGAGTACGCCGACGAACGCTCGAAAGGTTCGCAGCGCGCCGGCGAGGGCATCCATGTCGGGGTGCGGCGCTTCTTCGAGCGGCTGTATCAGGCGGGCCGGCGCCTGCTCAACGGCCTGCGCGGGCTGGGCTTTGCGACCTGGGACGACATCTTCGACAAAGCCTACCGTGGCGGCTATGCCGCGGCCCCCGGCACCACGCCGCGGCCGGAGGCGGCGCGTCCTGACGAGACGCTGGCGGCGCTGCATGGCGGCCCCGGCGGCCCTGATTCGCTCGACAACACCGTGGCCGACCTGCTCAAGGCCAAGTGGCTGGGACCGATCGGCCGGATCAATATGACCGACCTGCGCGCCAAGGTGCAGGACAAGTTCATCCGCATCAAGAAGCTGGAGGAGAAGTTCGGCATCCCCGGCGGCATCTGGAGCGCGCACGCCGCGGAGGGGCGCTATTACGGCCGCACCGGCTGGCGGCTGGAGCAGCTTGAGAAGCAGTTCATCGATCCGCTGATCGCCAAGATCAGGGAATACGGCCTCTCCATCGAGGAGGTGAACGACTATCTCTATGCCCGCCACGCGCAGGAGCGCAACGAGAAGGTCGGTCTGCTGCATCCGGCCGGCCATCCCTTCAACGAGGCGGTCTATGACACCTCCAAGGTCGGCGCCTCCGGCATGTCCACCGACGAGGCCAACGCCATCTTGGCCAGCATCCTCGCCTCCGGCCGGCAGCCGGCCTATAACGCGGTGGAGACCATGGTGCGCGACATCATCGACCGCACCCGCGACGCGCTGTTGGCCGGCGGCCTGATCACCCAGGAGACCTACGACACCTGGAAGCAGCAGTACAATTTCTATGTGCCGCTGCGCGGCTTCGCCGACGGCGCCGAGCACGAGCAGTCGATCATGTCCGGGCGTGGCTTCGACACCCGCGGCAAGGAGGCCAAGCAGGCGTTCGGCCGCAAGTCGGAGGCCGACGGCCCCTTGAACTACATCCTGATGCAGGCCGAGATGGCGATCGTGCGGGCGGAGAAGAACCGCGTCGGCAACACCTTCCTGCGCTTCGTGCAGAACAACCCCGACCCCGACCGCTGGGAGATCAACAAGCCGAAGATCGTGCATGTCATCGACCAGACGACGGGCCTGATCACCACCATGCCGGATAATTTTGCCGACTACCGCGACCCCAACGTGTTCATCACCAAGGTGGGCGGGGTGCCGTACCGCATCCGGCTCAAAGGCCCCGACGGGCAGAACGTGGCGCGGGCGCTCAACAACATGGGCGCCTCCAGCGCCAACCAGTTGGTACGGGCGATGGCCATGGTCACCCGGCTGCTGGCGCGGCTCTCGACCTCGTGGAATCCCGAGTTCCTGTTGCCGAACTTCATCCGCGACGGCGGCGAAGCCTTCATCAACCTGTCGGCGGAGAACCAGCGCGGATTCGTGCGGGCCTATGCCCGGCACTTTCCGGGATCGATCCTCGGCGCCATCAAGGGGGTGGCCGACAAGGGACATGGTGAGTTCTACGCCGACGCCTTCCGCGAGTTCGACCGCGCCGGCGGTCGCATCCGCTTCTTCGGGCTGGAGGACGCCGACGACATCAGCGCCTCGATGGCTGCAAAGATGCGCCGGCTGCAAGGCGGCACCATCAACACGCTGCGCGACTACGGCCGCAAGTCCACCGAGGCGCTGGAGATCGTCAACGGCGGCGTCGAGAACGCCAGCCGCTTGGCGGCCTATCTGGCGGCGCGCGATATGGGCTTCTCGCAGGCCGACGCCGCGACGCTGGCCCGCGAACTGACGGTCAACTTCAACCGCAAGGGCGAGCTTGGCACCACCATCAACGCGCTCTATCTGTTCGCCAACGCCTCGATCCAGGGCGCGACCCGTATGCTGCGGGCGCTGCAAAGCCGCCATGTGCGGCGCGCGCTGTACGCGCTGGCGGCCACCGGGGTGGCGGCGGCGCTCTACAATCTCGGCGCCGGCGGCGACGACGAGCAGGGCGATTCCTACTTCACCCGGATTCCGACCTACGAGCGCGACAAGAACCTGATCGTGATGTGGCCGAAGGGCTACGGCCATGACGGGCAGTATGTGAAGGTGCCGCTGCCCTACGGCTACGCCATGTTCTACGTGGTCGGCTCCCACCTCGCCACCATGCTGGCTGGCAAGGAGACGCCCGGCAAGGCGATGATGGCGATCGCCGCCTCGATCGCCAGTTCGTTCGACCCGCTCGGCGGCGACGAGAACTGGCTGGCCAAGCTGGTGCCGACCGTGGCGCGGCCGGCCGTCCACATCGCCACCAACGAGAACTGGACGGGGCGCCCGCTCTATCCCACCAACACATGGGACAAGTCGAAGCCGGCCTCACAGCAGAGCTTCCGCACCAATTCCGAGTTTGCCAAGGGCGCTGCGGCCAAGATCAACGAATGGACCGGCGGCTCGACCTATCAGCCCGGCGCCATCGACCTGCACCCGGCGACCATCGACCACTGGATGCAGACCTTGACCGGCGGGCTGGGGCGCTTCGCCAAGAACACCGCGACCACGGCCTGGGGTGCCTACAAGGGCGAGGAGTGGGAAGCATCAAAGGCGCCGATCCTGCGCCGCTTCGCAGGCTCCGCCGGCACCGCCGAGGCCGACAGCGCCGCCTATTACGAGGCGCGGCAGCCGGTGACGGATGCGGAGCGGCGCGTCGAGCGCGCCCGCAAGGACATGAAGGCCGGGATCAATGTGGACGAATCGCGGCAATTCATCGAGAACAACGCCAACCGTCCGGCCGCGCAGGTGTTCAAGCAGGCCGATGACCGCCTGAAGCGGTTGCGGGCGCAGGAGGAGCGCGTCAAGCGCGACGACGATCTGCCGGAGGACGAGAAGCGGGCGCAGATCAAGGAGATCAGGGGCCAGATGCGGGACGTGCAGAACGCCGCCCGCCGGCGGGCCAAGGAGTTGAAGGGGCAGGCACCATGACCAATCGCGTGAGCCGGACCATCAGCGACGATACGCTGAACCGGATAATCCAGATCGAAAGCGCAGGCAACCCGCTGGCGGCGGCGGCAACATCGTCGGCGCGCGGGCTGGGCCAGTTCCTCAACGCCACATGGCTGACGATGGTGGAGAAGCACCGGCCGGAATGGCTGAAAGGCCGCACCCGCGCCGAGGTGCTGGACCTGCGCTTCGATGCGTCGTGCTCGATCGAAATGCTGGCGCGGCTCGCCGAGGACAACGCCAGGGCGATCGGCGGCCAGCCGACGCCGGGCGACCTCTATCTGGCGCACTTCCTCGGACCGGCCGATGCCCGCGACCTGTTCCGGGCCGACCCCGGCACCCCGGTGGCCAAGCTGGTCTCGGCGGCCGTGATCCGCGCCAACCGATCGATCATGGAAGGCAAGACCGCCGGCGAGGTGCGGGCATGGGCGGCACGCAAGATGGCCAAGGCGCCGAAGGCCGATTGGGTGGCGAAGTTCTACACCGGCAAGGTCTACCGGCCGCTCGGCGTGGTGGCCGATCCGGCCGACGACGCCAAGGGCCGGCCGGCCGATGATCCGGTGGTGCCGGACGATCCGCCGGCCGCGCCCGAGACGGTGCCCGATCCCGTACCAGAGGTGACGCCGGCACCGCCGGCCGATACCGAGGTGATCGTGACGCCGCAGCCTGCCGGCGGCTTCTTCCCGTGGCTGGCGCGGGTGATCAAGAGCAAGATGGCATGGGCCGGCACCGCGATCGGCGGCGTCTCGCTGGCCTCGATCCTCGACTTCATCACCGACTGGCGCACCATCACCGCCCTGATCGGTCTGATCGTGGTCTGCTACCTGATCTACAGGTTCGGTCGCAAATGAACTGGCTGTGGTGGACCATCACCGGACTGTCGGGCGCCACGCTGCTGGCGGTGATCGCCGCAGCCGTGCTGGCGCCGGCGGCGCTGCTGGCGGTCTGGCAGGTGATCGCGCCGCTGCTGCTCAAGGTATTCCGGAGCCGGATCGGCTTGGCCGCCATCGTCGGCGTCGCCGCCTTCTACGGCGCAAGCTGGTATCAGCACCGCCTCGACGTGGCCGCCTTCGCCCGCGAGAAGGCCGCCTTCATCGCGGCGCAGGCCAAGCGCGACGCCGCCATCGCCAAGGACACCGAGGATTATGTTCGCCGGCAGATCGCCGACGAATACATCGCGCAGCAGGAGGCGCAGCATGAGGTGGATGGTTTCAAGCAGGCGCTTGATCCTGCTGGCAGGTGCCGGATCGGCGATGATGCTCCAAGGCTGCGCGTCATCGCCGGCGCCGGGCGATCTGGCCGTGCAGATCACAAGAGAGTGCACCAAGCTGCGCGCAAAGCGGCAGGTGCCCGCCATTGACGAGGATGGCGATTACCGGGTGCTGGCGGCGGAATCGCTGGCGGCGCTGGACACCGCCTATCGCCGCAGCGACCGGCACGATGCCTGCGTTGCGCGCGTCATCAACAATTATGCGAAGGGTGGTGTGCCATGAGCGATCACAGCACCAGCCTGCTCCTCAACATCATCACGCAGTTGGGCGAATTGCAGGGGTCGGTCGGCCGCATCAACGCCCAGCTTGAGGCCGGGGCTGAGCGGCACCGCGAGTTCCAGCAGAAGCTCGACATCCTCGATCACCGCACCGACATCATCGAGGACAAGGCCATCGAGTCGGTCTCGATTCTGAAACCGGACGACGGCCCGTCGCTGGTGTCGCGGGTCAAGAGCCTTGAGAACTTCGTCGGCAAGGTCGGCGCCATCATCAGCATGGGCGCCGTCGTCCTCTCAAGTCTGGTGTGGTTCATCTGGATCACGCTGACGTGGGTATGGGACCACATGCCCAGCCTGCGCAACTTCATGCACTCGCTGTTTCGCTGAACCCGGCGCGCGCTTCCCGGTTCCTCCCGGTGCGCCGGAAACTAGGCCGCCGCCATTGAAGGGCGGCGGTTCTTTTTCAGTTGAGGTCGGCGCGCTGGGTCAGGAACGCCGGCGGGTCGCCGGACAGAGCCTGCTCGATCTCGCGCACCTGCCCGTCGATCATGTTCTGGTCGAGCGGCGGGGTGAAGGGAGCGACCGCGCCGTCGCCCTTGCGGGCCGCCGCGGCGTTCTTGAGGATCGAATGCAGCAGGCGGGCAACGTCGCCCAACTGCGTCCGCAGCGAAATGCACTCGCGGTCGGACGCCTCGGCGCGCAGCGTCAGGCGCGTGTTGTCGGCGCGCAGGCCGTCGATGGTGCGGGCCATCGCCTCGCGGTCGATGTCGGCGGCGCGCAACTGGTCCTTGGCCAGCATGTATTCCGAGCGCAGGCGGTCCCAATGCTTGATACCCTCCTCGCGCGGGTCCTGTGCCGGCGGCTCGTATGTCTGATCGATCTGCTTCATGGTGTCATTCTCCGTTGGGGGTTGGGGGTGTGGCGCGAGAGAGGATCACAGCATTGCTTTTGCAATCATGATGCCGATGATCGCGCCATCGGCGGCGCGGGGAGGTCTCCCCCGTTCTGCGCTGCGGCGAGCGCGGCAGAG